AAAGCCTTTATTATCAAAGGGCAAAGTTAGTCCTTTAACGTTCGTCTATATACTAAAGATACCCCAACCCTATTTTAAAAAGTGCCTATAGGGGTCTACTTACCCTCATAAATATACACAATATATAAAAAGAGTTTCTTATTTATCCATATTTTAATATACCTTTATCCAATAAGCGCATTATTATCCATATAATGTGCTTTTTTAATGGAATAATTGGCAATATTTTGTATACGACAATGAAACAACAATGCACTAAATGATATTTTAAACATGGAAGTACATTAATGTAACTGTTCAATGGTAAACCCCTTTACAAAAGGTGTTAAAACCCAAATATAAGGTGAATTCAGACTTATAGGATAAACTTTGAAAAAATAGGTAGTTTGATATTGATAAATAAGGGTAAAACGGCAAAAAGTATAGTTGCAGAAATGGGCTATGAAATAGAAATTTGATTGTCAAAAACGACAACGAAAGGAAAGATTATACAAAATGTTAATAGATGAAGCGATTGAAGGGTGATTAAATGAAAATAGAAGAAGGAATGTATGTAAGAACTAAATATGGTCTTATTAGAAAATTAGATAAAATAACTAAAGATATATATAGTTTTCAAGATAGATTATGTTTTAAAGAAGATATAGATAATTTTATTAAAGAAGCAAGATTTAGTTACGATATAATTGATTTAATTAAAGTAGGAGATTATGTTAATGGCCAAGAAGTTATTGCATTAAGAAAAAATATCAGTGAAAGAGATATTCATCCTAGTAGTAAGGATTGTAATATATTTATTCAATATACAATAGCAGATGGTTGGTATTTTGGAATACAAGACAAAGATATCAAATCAATAGTTACAAAAGAACAATTTGCACAAATGGAATATAAGGTGGTGGAATAGTATGTTAAAAATAAAAGATAATGATACATTGCAAAAAATGGTAGAAGATTATGATTTAGAAAAACGAAAAGATGTTATTACCAACGAGGATAGATATTTTTCTATATGTGCATTAGAAATAGATACTTGGAATGAAAATTGTATAGGTCCTTATCATGCTGGTTTTAGTAGTTGTGATTTAGATATAATTCATATTTGGACAAAGGAAGGATTATTAGAACATGTTGAAGATTATGGAATGTTTGATAAAAACATAGAAATAATAGAAGAAAAACCAAAGGAAATAGAAAAAATAGAAATAAATGGAGAATATTATCTTCCATCTAAAGAATTGTGTGATGATTATGAATTCAAAAAATTTGTATTAGATGATTTACAAGTTAGAAATAAAACGATAGAGGAAATAAGAAAAGCAGTAAATTATTTATTAAAGGAGAGCAAGCATGAGTAAAGAAAGATTAGGAATAGTTTTAGTAATAACAATAGTAATATCATTTTTATATTTAATAATAAGTTTTATGTATGATTTTTATAAAGATTATCAATGCGGCACAATGCCGTTTGATGAAATGAAACTAGACAGTAGTTGTGCAAAATATTGGAAAGATAAGGTAGGTAGTAATGGATAAAGAAAACATATTAAATATAACAGGCAACTTTATATCAACTGAATTAGATTTTATAGAAAAATGTAATAAAGAAAAGGAAGATTTACAACAAAGAATAAATGATGCAATAGATTATATTAATTTTTTAGTTATTTTTAACCAAATAATAAATGGAAAGTTTAATAAAACTATTTGGGGTGAAGAATTGTTAGAAATATTAAAAGGAGAATAAAAAATGAAAGATAATTTAATGTTTGGTATAGGAATGTTTGCTATGTTTGGAATAATAGTAGGCGTTATAGCATTAGGTATGTGGGGATTTCCTAAATATAATGTATGGAAAAATCAATTAAAGGGAGAAGCACAATTAAAAGAAGCAGAGTATAGTAAACAGGTCCAAATAGAAGAGGCAAAAGCAAATTTAGAAGCCGAAAAATTAAACGCAAAAGCAGAAGTTGAAAGAGCCAAAGGTATGGCTGAAGCAATGGAAATTGAAGGCGGAAAACTTACTGATGAATATGTTAAATATTTATGGGTTAAGACTATGGCTGGTCAAGAAAAATCCACAATTTATATTCCAACAGAAGCAAGTTTACCTTTATTAGAAGCGAAATAGTGATAGGAAAAAAATGAGGGATAACATTTTTAAAGAACTTTCTAACCGTAAAAGAATCTTGGAAGAAAAAGGATACAATGTAATTTATATAGGTTTATATGGTAGTCAAAATTATAATGTTGCTGACAAATTAAGTGATATTGACTGTAAGGCAATTGTATTACCATCATTACACGATATTATATTTAGAAAAGTGACTAGCAAAACTATTGAATGTGAAAATGGAACAATAGATGTTAAAGATTTAATTACATTTTATAGTGTGATAAAAAAAGGTAATTTTAGTTATATTGAAGCAATGGATACTGAATATAGTATCGGTGATAAATATATCAAGGAATTATTCAAACAAATAAGACCAAATAAAAAAAGTATTTTAGGTGCTATGTATGAAAAAAGAAAAGCATTGACGCATGAATATTCTAGTAAGACAGAAGAATTTGAAAAATGGGGATTTGATCCTAAACAATATCATCATATTATTAGACTACGAGATTTGTTATATTCCAAAACAGATAAAAGTTATTTAATATATGATGATTTAAAAGGAAAAGTTATGGTAAAAGTTAAAAGAAACAGTTTTAATTATTCTAAAGATTTTGTAGAATTTATGAGCGACAAGGTTATTGAACAATCAAAAGAACTTATTCCTAAAAATTATAAATATGAGCCTGTAAATCTTGATAATGAGGTTAGCCACTATATAGAAAATAAATTGAAACTTGAGTTAAATAAACACAACACTTCATTTGCTAGAGAATATAGGACATTTGGCACTAATATACCAAAATCAGACATTAAGAAATTTCCTGAATTAAAACAATATAATGGAGAAGACATTTCATATATAATTTATGAAAGTTTAGAAATATTATAAAGGTGATTAATAATGATTAAAAGTGAACATTTGCCTTTATTTAAACAAACCAATGGCTGGTATAGAAGTACTAAAATATCATTAGAAGAAATTATTAAATTATGTGGCGATTATCCTTATTTTTGGCTAGTAGTTGGTGACAATCCATATAAAAAAGATGGTGACCCTAAACCTGAAAGAATATTTTTTATAAGAAGTGGTAAATGAAATATTTAGTAGCCGAAGATGGCACAGTCATTGAAGAAATAAATGAAAACGAAAATTTAGTGAAAGTTAAAACAGGTGATAGGGTAGTTCGTTCTGCTTCTATTGAATATTTAGAAGATACAGTTCCAATAAAAATAAAATTTATTAAATTGAATCCTATTGCTTGTAATGAACTTTATGAATATGGAAGTGAATTATTTTCTTTATTTCAATATGTAGATTTTCAAACAGGAATATTAAGGTTTAGCAATGGTCGCAGAATAAGGTCGAAACACCTTGCAGGAATTCTTAGAAAAAAAAGAAGAAGTGGTGGTAGGATAATAGAGGAACTTATTGAAAAAGATGTTATTCATAAACATAAAGAAGGAAAGAGTTGCTATTACACAATGAATCCTTATTTGTGTTTAAAGGGTAAAAGGGTTACTAAGTCTTTATATGAAGATTTTAGAAACACTAAATATAGAAATATTGAATGGGAGTTTTAAATGCCTATGTATATTGAAAATAGAGTGTATTGTAAATGTGGCGAAGAATTTACATATGAATCTGATGATATTCATGTAGAATATATACAAATATGTACCATTGCTGATATGGCTGATGGTTATGATAATTACATAGTTACAGAATATGTCTATTGCCCATATTGTGATAGATATATAGAAATTAATAATTATCAAAAGAAAATTGGTCATATGAAAGAAATAGAAGATGATTTCAGTTAACGAATATATAGATATATTGTTAAAAAAGAAAGGTTGGTCCAGAAGGCAACTTTGCGAACAAATTAATATTGTAGAAGAACAGGCTGGATTAAGGGAACGCACTATGCCACAAAATATAACTAACTATCTTAATGGTTATCATCAAATAACCCCTAGATGGCTTGTTAAGGTAGAAGTCGCTTTAGGTCTGCCTTATGATACATTAGTAAATATGGTAGAACAGCCTAAAACTTACAATGGAGCGAAAGTATTAGAAGAATTTAAGGAGAAAATTAGACAATGAAAATTTATGCGATAAGGAACAAAGAAACAGGTGAATTAATTAAGCCATGCTCATGGCAAAATAGCACACCTAAATTTTATGCGATTATTAGATTTGCAAAATGTGCGATGACTTGTAATAGATTAAGTTCTGATAAATATGAAATAGTGGAATATGAATTAACAAATGAAAAGGTAGTGAATGAATAAAGATATGCCTATTGATATGTTATCTCCAGTAGAACGAAAATTAAAAAAATTGGAATTAGCAGTTAAAGAAAAAACTGGATATAAAAAAGAACAAGCAGAATTTAAATTAATAAATTTTAAAAGACTACACTTTCCTTCAAAGAAATGGGTAGGTAAAGAAAAAGGAACTTATATTAATTATAAGAAGAAAAGGAAACAAAATAATGAGTAAAGATGTATTAGCAATTATAGGAATAATTATAGGAATAATTATTGGATTAATCATATTTGCATTATGTATTTGTCTTGAAGGATTAATATTCTGGCTAGCCGGAAGTTTAATTGTTTTTGCTTTTGGGATAGATTTCCAATTCACGTATTTGATGGGATTGGCAATAGCGATTGTGGCTAATATTATAGGAAATTGTTTTAAGAAATAGGAGATTAATGTTTTTAAATAAAAAGAATCCAACAAAAAAAGAATTAAGAAAAAGTTTAGATATTCAAATGAATAATAATAAAATATTAAACGAAATGAAAAAAGCAGATAGAAAATATATTAAACAACTTGAATTGGAAAATAAAAAATTAAGAGAACAACTAAAGGAAAAATAATAAATGGCTTATAAAATCGGTGAAAAAATCAATATAAAAAAGCCAAAGCAAGAAAACAAATATGAATCAGCATTAAAAGATATTGTTGAAATATTAAAATCAAAGCAAGGTAAATATGCTGAGACAGATAAATTAGATGTAGCAAACATGTCTTTACAAGTTTTAGAATCGTGGTTTATAGAAGAACCTCGTAAAGCGTGTTTGTTTGGAAAAAACAAAATTATTCCAGTGTTAGAAAAAACAGTCGAAAAGTCATCAGTTAATTTAATGGGTGACTTCTTTGACTTGTATAAAAGATTATATGCTTTTTGTGCTAGACGTGATTTTGAATGCTTTATTGATTATATGGAATGGGATATGCCTAAAAAGGTATATGCTAATAGGCGAGATGTTTTAGGTTCATATGTATGGGCATTAGATGAATCAGCATTTAATCCTAATTTGGAATATATTGTAGCCTCATTCGCTCCATCAATGGGTAAATCATATATAGCGAATTTATATTCGGCGTGGGGAATCGGAATGAATACAAGTAATTCTGTTCTTCGTTTATCATATTCTGATGAATTAGTACTTGGATTTAGCCGTACTATAAAATCATATATAAGTGACCCTAAGTTTGCTGAAATATTTCCTTCATTTAGTTTATATAATGGAAAGCCTTTTGATGTTGAAAGAGAATCGGACTGGAAAATAAAGAATGCACAAGTCGCTAAATCTAATCATATTGCTCGTACTCGTTTTGGTTCAACAACAGGAGAACGTGCTTCGTTTGCTGAAGTTTTTGATGATATGACTAAAGGTGCACAAGAAGCCAATAATGTTACAATACACCAGCAACTGTATGATAGTTGGAATACAGAATGGTTTAATAGACGTACAGAAGACCCTGTTACTTATGTGTTTGTAGGGACACAATGGTCCCCAGAAGATATATTAAATAGAATAATAGACGATAGAGAAGCAGTATCACCTTTAAAACCACACCCTAAATTCAAATACACATGGATAAGTGAAGATAGTTCTACAGTAGTTATACGTGTTCCTATGTTGGATGAAAATAATAAGACAACTTGTCCTATTGTTTATCCTCAGACAAAAGCAGAACAAATAAAAAAGACAACCGATGAGTTTTTATTCAGTTGTGTATATCAACAGAATCCAATCGCACCAACAGGGCGTGAATTTGCAGATGAATTATTACTTCATTTTGAAGAACTCCCTTTGCATGAAGATGGTAGTCCTGCATATTCAAACGGTAGTTATGCAGTATTAGACCCTGCCAGAAAGGGTAAAGATAATGTTGCTATGCCTATTCATAAACATGGTGATAATGATTTTTATTATATGATAGATTGTATCTTTAAACAAAAACCTATGACAGATTTATATGATGAAATTGTAGATAAAATTATTGAACATGATGTTGTAGATTTTGTTATAGAAAACAACACAGATACTTCATTAAAACCACTAATAGAAATGAAACTTCATGAACGTGGATACTTCAATTGTGTAATTAGAGAAAAATATAATACAGTTAACAAGGAACAACGTATCAAAGATAATAGGGGTATCGTTAGAAGTAGAATTAAATTTAAAAAGAAAAATAAATACTTACCTAATAGTGATTATGGTAGATATATGAAGAACCTAAACGAATATTCATTTGATTATCCATCTAAACACGATGACGCACCAGATGCTTCTTCAATGATGGCTAGTGAAATAATTATAGGTAAAGGAAATTATAGTAAACCTATACCTATAAATAGAAGAGAGTATGGCATTTAAATAAAAAAATGAAAAAAGTTGCTAAAAAGGTACATCCAGCCCTTGACAAGCGAACTTTTGTATGGTATAACTGGTGAGATAGATGTGAAAATTCATATTTATCTTGCTTTGGTGGGAGCATAAGCACTGCAATTTAATTGTAGAGTTTATGTTCCCATTTTTATTTGGTTAAAAATAGGGTAATGATGGAGTTTTAATGAAAAGAAGATATTGTCATGGCAGAAAAGTTTTATATGCTTCATATACGCAAAATGATTTAAATAAAGAAGTCATTACTGAAATTTTAAATAAAGTATTTCCTTTACATTTATCTAATAAAGCAGATATTCAGTATTTAGAAGATGAATATACAGGAATACAAGAAATTCTTTTAAAAGAAAATATAGTAAGACCAGAAATTAATAATGTTGTGGTTGAAAACTACGCTTTCTTTATGACTGAATTTAAGAAAAGTTATGTATTTAGTAAACCAGTTAAATATGTACAGGTTGGTGAAACAGTAAGTGATGAAATATCTGTTTTAAATAAATATATGACTTTTAACAGAAAGCATCGTAAAGATGTAGATTTGGCAGAAAGCCTTTATAATAACGGAATTGCACATAGATTAGTACTTCCTAGTAAAAACAAAAAAGTACCTTTTGAAATTACTAATTTAAACAGTAAAAATACATTCATTGTTTATGAAAGGGCTACTGGAAATAAACCTTTATTTGGCGTTACCTATTATGCTTATAAAGAAAATAATGCGTGGGCTTATAGAGGTAGTCTTTATACAGAAACTGAATATTATGAATTTACTTTTTCATTAGGTCGTGTAGAAGATATTGGAAATCCAATACCACACATTTTAGGTAAGATTCCAATTATTGAATACCACTTAAATAAATCTCGTTTAGGAATCGTTGAAGTATCTATGTCAATGAGAAATGCTTTAAATAAGATAGCCTCAGGCGATATGGACGGATTAGAACAAGCAATTCAAGCGTTAGTAGTATTTGTTAATAACGACATTGATGCTAAAACATTTAAAGAATTAATGGATTTGGGAGCAGTTAAGGTTAAAACGGAAAACCCAACAACTCCTGCTGATGTCAAGTTGTTAATAAATAATTTAGACCATTCCAATACAAATATTTTCTATTCAAGAACACTTAGTAACATGCTTAATATAATTGGTATTCCTATACCTTCAACTAAAACAAGCGGTGGTGACACTGGTGAAGCAAGACAACTAGGTGATGGTTGGACTATGGCTGACCTTCGTGCAGATCAAGATGAATTAATGTTTAAAGATGGAGAATTTCAAATGCTTGAATTAGTTTTAAGTATTTGTAAGAAGAATCCTAATTGTGAGATTACTTCTTTAGAACCAGAGGAAGTTGAGGCAAAATTTGAACGTAATAAATCAGATAACTTACTTGTTAAAACACAATCATTAGTTAATTTAATGAATGCAAAAGTATCACCAAAATCAGCATTTAGTGCAGTTGGATTATTTAGTGATGCTAATGCTGTGGTTGAAGAGAGTAAAGATTTTTTTGGAGATAGTTGGTGGAATGCTACTTCTTCAAAAGAAAATTTTACAGAAAATCAATTTGGTAAAACTGATGAAAATGATGTAAATAACAAACAAGATGAAAATAATACCCAACAGGCACAAGCCTAGAGGGTTATATATGTTGATAGTGTAATTGGTAGCACATCGGTCTCCAAAACCGTTAGTCTTAGTTCGAGTCTAAGTCGACATGCCATATCTAGCGTTGGTCTAACTTGGTATGACACTGCATTTGGGATGCAGGGACTAGAGGTTCAAATCCTTTACGCTAGACCATATCTACTTTAATAGGTAACGCTATTAAAATAGACCGAATAAATAGTCAACTCTATATGCAGAGTATAAATGCAAATGCTTATTTGACCCACGAACGTCAATAAACTCGTAGTTAAGCATAGAAAGGTTTTAATGAAAGACAGAATTGAAGAAATATTAAATGATGAAACTATTGTAGATGTTAAGGATAGAGTGGATGCTATCGCGAAAGTAATACCACTATTTACAGTCCCTAAAGATAAATACAATGATTTATCAATAAGACTTCAAAACGTTGAAACGGAAAAAACAGATTTAAAAACACAATTTGATGAATTGCAAAAACAGCACTTATCTGCTGAAGAATTACAAGAAGCAAAAATCAAAGAACTCGAAAAACGTGAAGCACAAATCGCAAAGTTAGAGAGCGAAACTGCTATATCTAAAATCTTAGCCGAAAATGGTATTAGTGAAGATAATTACGGAGAAGAGTATAAAGGAATCGTTGCAGATTTAATTGGAGCAGACCAAAATGAATCAATTAGAAAAGCAAATAGTTTTGTAGGCATTTTAGCCAAACAAAAAGAAACAGTTGAAAAAGAAACAACAACAAAATTATTAAACAACACACCAACTCCTAATTCAGGGGCTGGAGAAGAAGAGAGAATAACAAAAGAAGACTTAGACAATATGACGTATTCTGAAGAAATGGCTTTTGCTAATGAAAACCCAGAATTATACGCAGAACTAAGTCAATAATAGGAGATTTTAATGCCAAGAATGTTTGATGAGAAAACATTTAATGGAGAAGTATTTCAAAAATATGTAAAAAGAGTACCTAAGCATAGAACTAACGAACTTTTAAAAAGTGGTGTTTTAGCACCAAATCAAGAATTAGCAACTAGATTACCAGACCAAGTAGGTGGTAACTATATAGTAGAACCAATGACTGGATTAATTGGTGGTAAAGCGTTAAATTATGATGGTAAAACAGACATTGTTTGTGATAGCACTGATACTTTTACTCAAGGTAAAATTGTTGTAGGTAGAGCAAAAGGTTGGGTTGAAAAAGACTTTTCAGCAGATATTACTGGGAAAGACTTTATGGATAACGTTGCAGAACAAGTTGCAGGATATTGGGAAGATATTGACCAAGATACTATAATTGCTATCTTAAAAGGAATCTTTGCAATGGACGACACAGTTGCTCCAGAATTTGCTACAAAACACACTTATGAAGTTGATGGCAAATTTGAAGTAACAACTTTAAATTCAGCGACTAACCAAGCGTTAGGACAAAATAAGAAATTAATTAAAATGATTATTATGCACTCTGATGTTGCTACTAACCTTGAAAATTTACAACTTTTAGAATATTTAAAATATACCGACAAAGATGGTATCACAAGAGATTTAGAAATCGCTACTTTAAATGGTAGATTAGTAATCATAGATGACAATATGCCAGTTGATGAAACAACAGGTGTTTATACAACTTATGCTTTGGGTAAAGGTGCTATAGAATATACAGATTGTGGTGTTTATAAAGCATATGCAATGGTACGTGATGAAAAGAAAAACGGTGGGCAAACTGAATTAATTTCTAAACAAAGAAAATTATTCGCACCAATGGGAATCTCATTTACAAACGCAAATCTTTTATCACCAGAAGATACTGATTTAGCAAACGGAGCAAACTGGGCTTTAGTTAATAACGGTAAAGAGGGCGAAAATAAAAAATACTTCAACCATAAATTTATTCCGATTGTACAAATTAAAACAAAAGGATAATAGAGATAAAAACGAATTGGAGAAAAGTGTTTAATGACAGAAGAACAACAATTACAAAAAATGAGATTGGAGATTCTAGAGGATATTAATGATACATCTAAAGATGACCTATTCAAGTCAAAATTAATAGATGCTAAATATATCGCATTAGACACTCTTTATCCATTTAATAAAGAAATAACCGAATTACCTGACAGATATACAAATTGGCAAACGAGATGTGCTATTGAACTTTATAATTCAATGGGACAAGAAGGATATATATCATATTCTGAAAATGGTTTATCTTATACAAAGGCTGATGGTTTAATATCAAAGTCATTATTAAATGAATTGACACCAAAAGCAGATGTACCACGATGAGATGGAATAAAACGATTTATATAGCCTCTAAACTAGGCGAAGTTGAAGATGACTATGGAAACATGGTTATAACCTATGATAAGCCAATTAAGTATGAATTTAATGTTCAACCCACCTTATCAGAAGTTGAACTTATGGAATTTGGAGAAAAGGCGAGTATGATACAGAAAGCCATAATCCCAATAAGGTATAAAGGTATATTTCATGAAAATGATGTAGCATATTTAGATGATGTTACACCAGAAGGCGAGATAAAAAACGGAGCAAACGCTAATTATCGTTTATATCCGCCAAGAAACCAAAATAGAGCAATAGCAATATATTTTGAAAGGCTGATAGGAAAATGATAGAAATAACTAATGGAGTTACGAAAGTTAAAGTTCCTAAAGGTGATTTAGATAGTTTTTTAAAACTTGGTTATAAAACAATCAAAATCAAAAAGACTGAGTCTAAACCTAAAGAGGAAAAGCCTAAAGTAAATGGCAAAAACACAACTAAATGTAACACTAAGTAAAGACAGTTTTGGTAACTTAGCAAAACAAGTTACACTTTATAAACAAAGATATAAAACTGGTGTTGAAAAAGGAATAAAGGAAGCCACGCAAGAGTGTTATGACTTCATATGTAAAAAGATGAAAGAAAATAATCTATCATCTCATATAGGTAATATACAATGCGATGTTGAAAATGGAAAAATATCAACAACTGATATAGTTATAATTTTTCATGAGTTTGGTACGGGTATAAAAGGAACTCAGGACGACTGGGCAGATGCCTTTGCATATACTGTAAATAAAAGTGGAAAAGGCGAAAAAGGCTGGTATTTTCATAATGATAGTAAAGGATATGAGGGTATTACTCATGGTCTCACTGCTAAACATATTTTCTATCAAGCGTTGTTAGAAACTCAAAAGAAACTTCCAAAAACAATTCAAGTTTCAGTCACTAGGACAATAGGAGATATGTATTGATGATTGACGGAATACAAGGGTTATACGATAAAATTTATCAAGAACTAAAAACATATTTATTAGGAACATCAATATATGAACCTAGCATTTATAAAAAGGAAGTTGAAAATAAAAAATTTCCGAAAGTGATTGTTAAGCAATTACCAAGAGACAGTTATTTTACCACTTTAAAATATGGTGATGAAATATTTAACTTTGGTCTTGAAATAAATGTATATGCTATACAAGATGGTGATTTAGCAAGTGCTACTATTGCCGATGAAATAACAAGACATATAGAAACATTTTTTAAAGATGTTTATAGAATGAGTGTCAACGTTTCTTTAGATATACCAAACGCTGATACATCAGTTTATAGAAACCTAGTTCAATCTAGGTGCAAAGTAGATACGAAATTTAAGGATAAGTTAGTTATTTATCCTATAAATTAAGAAAGGTAATTAATGAACGGAATTACTGCACAAAGTGATGTAGGCATCACATTATATGCTAAAAAGAACGGTAATTATGCAGAGTTAATTGAAATTAAAAGTGTTCCAGCAAGTGGACAAGCAGGTGGAACTTTAGAAACAACTACTTTAAAGAGTCCAACTAAAACTTATATTCCAGATAGACCAGATAATGGTGATATGGATTACACTTACAATTATACCGAAGCAAATTATACTGCTATTAGTGCTATATGTGATGGTTCTGAACAAGAATTATTGGTTAAATACCAAGATGGTTCAGGATTCACTTATAAGGGACAATGTCAAACTTGGATTAATGAGGTATCTGTTGGTTCAGTAGTAGAGGCTACTTTACATACAGTTCCATCAGTATCACCAGCAATCAAAACAGCAAGTGAAATTACTACATTATTAACAGCAAATTAGTTTTTAAAAGGGAGATAAATAAATGAATACATGTACTATCGAAATTAAAGGAAAGGAATATACTTTTTGCTTAACTCGTGAAGCGATTAAATGGCTTGAAGCAAGAGGAATGAATTTTGGCGAGTTAGATAAAAAGATGTTCACATACGTTGATTTATTCTGGGTTGCAGGATTGATTACTAAACATGGTGAACTTACTGAATTAGAAGCACATCAATTAATGATTGATTATGCAAATGCAGACGCAGAAAAAGAGGAAGATAAAGGCGACGTTATGGAAGTTATTTCTTTCCTTATTGAAGAGTATACAAATTTTGTGTATGCCCTAACCGATACAAAATCAAACAGCAAGAAGAAGAAAGCGAAGATAGTAAAAGGGTAGACGCAAATTTAGAAGAAAATAAGCACACGAACTTAACTGAATATTTTAAGGAATTATTTCCTTATGCACTTCAGTACGGTATGTCAGCAGATGAGTTTTGGAAACAAGACCCAGAACTATTTTGGGCATACCGTTTTTCTTATATAAAAAAACAAGAGTTTGAGCATAAAACATCAAACTATAACGCCTGGCTACAAGGTGCGTATTTTTATGAAGCGTTATCGGTTTCACTATCAAACGCATTTTCAAAAGAAAAACATTCATATAGAACTACGCCTTTTGGAGTCGAGGAAACCACACCAAAGCAAAATATTATAGAGACACAACTAAAGAACAGGGTTCTGAAAGTACAGGAACTGTTTAGGGGTGGTAAATGCAAAACGAATTAAATTTAAAAATAGAAGCAAACGCTAGAGAAGTTGATTCAACTTTAGAAAAGTTAATATCTACACTAAAAAAAGTAGATAGCACTATGAATAGTGTTTTAAAAAATATAGAGTCTAAAAATCCTACTAAATCTATGGAAGATGGGATTGATAGAGTAACTAATAAAGCAGATAAGTTAAAATCTGCAATGAACTTTGCGGGTGTTTTTGCTATGGCTAAAACGGCTACAAAAACATTTGGCGACTTATTACAACAGTCAATCGATTATTCTGAAAATTTAAACTTATATAATGTAGCCTTAGATGACCTTTCTGAAAAAGGAATGAAGTTTCAAAATACTATTAATGAGGCTTTTGGAACAAATCAATCTGAAACATTACGTTATCAAGGTATATTTCAAGCAATATCTAAATCAATGGGAATTGCAAATGATAGTGCTTATAAATTATCAGAAGGTTTAACTAAAATTGGTTTTGACTTAGCGTCTTTATATAACATATCTGATACCAGTGCAATGAAAAAACTTCGTGCAGGTTTAGTTGGTGAGACAGAACCATTACGTGCTGTTGGTCTTGATGTTACTGAAAATTCATTGAAACCAATCATTCAAAGATTGGATATGCGTGATAGTGAAGGTGAATTATTAACTCCAAGACAACTTAATTATGCCGAAAAAATGTTGCTACGTTATATTGCTATAGTAGACCAAGCAAAAGTAGCGCAAGGAGACTTTGCTAACACTATAGAAGCACCAGCAAATCAGTTAAAAATATTAGGAATGCAATGTAAAGAAGCACAAAGAGCCTTAGGTAATTTATTTGTTGGAGCATTTGCTAAATTATTACCATATGCCGTAGCCGTAGTAATGGTTATTAAAGAAGTGGCTAACGCTATAGCAGGGGTGTTTGGTATTGAAATAAGCGATTATAATAGTGGCTTAGGTTCATTAGAGGACGCTTTTGTTGGCGTAGAGGATTCTACAAGTAATATTGGCGATAATTTAGATAAAGCAGATAAAAAGGCTAAGAAACTTCAAAGAACAACTATGGGGTTTGATGAAATCCATAGTATATCTACACCAACATCTACCAGTCCATCTTCATCAGGTATTGATGGTGGTATAGGTAGCGGAATAAACCCAAAACTTTTAGCGGCTTTAGGTGATTATGAAAACGGTATGGAAAAAGTCCGCATGAAAGCAAACGCTATTAGAGATGCTATTATGAAGTGGCTAGGCTTTACTTATGATGCGGAAAAAGGTCTTTGGACGTTTAATAAAGGATTAACGCCTATAAAAGTTATCTTAGGAACAATAGGAGCATTACTTGCATCAAAAGTAATTAAAGGATTCAGAACTTTAGCCTCTGTTATGGGGTCTAGTGGATTAGGAAGGGTGGTAAAAGCATTAATAAGTCCTACAACGTCTCTTTTTTCGAATATGATAAAAGGCATAAAAGGTTCACACTCTAGCCTTAAAGGTAGTATAAATTCATGGAGAGAACAACAGGGGATTATATCTTCTACCACAGGTAAATTAAATGGAT